GCTGACTCCTTTTTTGCGTGGCATTACTTTCCTACTTTGGATTGTGCCTTTTTATGGGCTTGAGTAAAAGTGTCTCCTGCTCTCATTCTTCTCTTCATAAACTCCATGTGCTTTGCACTATGATGCTCAGAATGCTTAGATAATAAAGTTTTTTGGCGAGGAGTAAGTTTCACTATGCAGCGTTGGTGATAGCACCAGAAGTAATAAAGCTGACGCTTACACTTTCAAGATCGCCTGTTGTAGCAGTTAATGTTGTTCCTGTAACAATTCCAGAAAAACTTACTTTTTTGCTTCCAGAAGTATCTAAAAATAATTCAAACTGTGCATCACCAGCATCTTCTGTTGTTAAAACATCTGCTAATAAGTTTGCAGTTTCGTTGCCACTAGCTGCTGTATATAAAAAATCAATAGTACCAGATCCAGAAATTAATCCACCAACAAATGATCTTGATGTTGCTCCGTGAGCAGTTACATCTAAGGTGTCTTTTGTTGTATCTAAACTCCAACCAGTAGTAGATACAACTGCTTCAGTAGTTCCAGATCCGTTTTTAAATTTAACAGACCCTTCTTCGCCACGAAAAAATGCCATTATTCTAAGAAAAAAGAGTATTTATAAATAGTTTAACTTGTAGTTGACTTTTTTACAGTACCTTTCTTGTTATTTCTCATATATTGTTCACATCTGTTATCCCATAGTGCAGGATTTCGCTTTCCTTTTACTTTCTCAATAACATCTAGCATTTCATCGGTGATTTCAGTCATTTTTTACTCCTTTTAGTGGATTTTTTGCGTCTATGTTGGTATGTTATCTTCTTACTGCCTGTTTTGGCACGTTTAAACCTTGCTTTTTCACTACTTGACATTTCTCCAGCAGTCTTAGGTGTCTTACTTGATACACGTTTACTAGGTCTACAGGCAGGATAACCTCGTTTTTCGCCTTTTTGACGGCCACAAGGTTTTCCTGTCTTAACATCAACCCATTTTTCTTTAAACCAACGGGTTAAGCCACCACTACTTCTTGCCACGTTTTTTAGTTCCTGTGCGATAAGTGCCACCACGCTTTTTGTACTCTCGTACAAGCCATGCGTTAGCGTAAGCAGAAGGATAAACAGCGAATTTGCGTTTAGCTTCTGACTTTACCCTAGAGTATAACGCTTTATTTACAGGAACATTCGCCACGTTTTTTACCTCCCTAAACGAAGTTTGGCCTAATGTCTCTGGTTTTGCAAGGTTAAATTGCTGTAGACAAAGATAACCAAAAGCATCAAAAGCATGGTCAACTCCTAAATTTTTATTTGGTAGTCCTGTATTTGGTGCATAAGTTAAAGTTCGCAGTGCTTTTATTAATTCTTTACAGCGTGGGTGGATAAAAGTTCTTTGATCTCCATTGGCATCATACAAAGCAGTATTAACAGCAGTAATCTTATCTCTGATTTTCCAAGGGGATTTTGGACTCATAACAGTAAATCCACTTCTCCTTAAAATATTGTGGTCCGTAACTCCAACTCCACTTGTTTTTCTTGCACTACCAGTAGGGTCAGGACACGCAATAATTCTTCTATCTACCCCGTACCTTCTAGTAACCTCTTCCGCAAAATCCCAGGTTGTTGCTCCACCCGTCAACATTATCTCATCGAACACATATAAGTTATCGTTATGCTTTACCGCACAGATTCCTGCCATGGGGTCAACGTTAAAGTCCAATCCCAAAATTAAAGGTAACATCTGTAAATCTTGTACTTCAGCACTAATATTGTCATCACTAAAACTAACAGCCACTAATCCTGTAAGATTTTCAAAACTTGCCTCAAATTCCTGCTTAAATGTTCTTTTATCTAATTGTGCTTTTGCAGCCTCGACTTCTTCCGCTGGAACATTACCCCCGTCTATTGTTGTAAAACTCCATCTCTTCCAATCTCCAGTTGGATCTTCTGGAACGTAACACCATAAGTCGTAAAACCAACTTGCCGTGCCATCGGGTGTTGATATGAAAAGTGCCCACCCCTGTTTATCTGCCAGTGCTGGTCGGATAACTTGAAACCATACGTCAGAATCCATAAAGGCTGCCTCATCTAAAACAACACCAGCTAAACTTCTGCCTCTCAGTGTGGTTGCATTTTCTGTTCCCTTTAGTTCGATAAGCGATCCGTTTATAAGTTCAATTTTTAAATCTGTTTCGTTTTTGCTTTTTACCCATGTAGGCGGTACTAACTTTTTTAATTCCTTCCAGGCAATGTCTTTTGCCATGCGATATGTAGGTGCACAGTAGAAATATGTTTCGCCTGGTCGTTTGATCGCAGCGTTTACAAGTTCAATACATGATAAATAAGATTTTCCAAATCTTCTGCCAGCTACCAGTACCCTAAATCTGTTTTTTGCATTGAACACCTCCCCCTGGGCCCAACGTAATGTTAAGTTTTCTCGTGTTTTTACACTCATGTAGTACAAAATAACCCTAATTTTAATTTATTTTGTAGTTTTTATCGACTAATTTGCTATTTTAAGGTTATTATTCAATTAATAACATAAGTTTCAGTCCGTGACAGAAGCAATCTTACAGAATTTTGACGATAGGTCCGTTCCAAAGAAAAAGAATCCTGGTAGATCACCAGATATGGTAATAGAACAGAGAAGGCAAAGGCTTTATAAAAGACAGTTGGAAGGTTTGCCAGCGAGACATCTTGTTTTAGAACATTCTTCCAGAGAAGGGGTTTGTGTGAAAACTGCATGGAACGATTGGAAAGAGGTTTCAAAGTGGAATGAAGAAGATTGGCAAAAAGATAGAGAAAATATGATCGCTAGGCTTCAAGCTATGAGAGTGAGACTTTTTGATAAGGCTTGCAAAAAAGGTCAGTTCCAAACTGCTGCTCAAATATTAGATTCACTAGGTAAAGTAGTAGGGGAGAGCGTGGAGACTGTGAACATAAATGCTCCAGAACTAGCTATACGAATAGAAAATCAAAAAGATAGTTGACACTATTGTAGTATTGTACTATAATAAATAATGTAGAGGCAAATAATTTGTAGATTTATCAGTAGGTTCAGGGTGTAGCGAGGTGGTTGGCTACAAATTGCAACTAGTCCCCAGGCAACAAAAAAAAATAATTTGCGGGCGGGTTGCGGGTTGCCTGGTACAAAATACAAAACAACCTTTATTTTTTTTTCTAAAATTTTTCTTACATCAAAATAGTATTTATTTGTGGCAACCGCTCGCAACCTGGCAACCGTGCCAATAATAAATTAAATTTAGTTACTTACAATAACAACAGCAAGAAAAGAAAAAAACCAAAATAATAATTATCTAATTTATAAAAATAATTTTGCATAAAAAAAATCTTAGTTGATTAGACTAAGATAAAAAATAATTTTTTTTATTTGTTTTTAGTATCCTAGAAATTCAACTAAATTTATAATTAAAAAATTAGTATCTTTAGTTTGTTCTATATACTGATCCAAAAATAAACCGTGTTCTTCTAATAGTTGTTCGGCATCATCTTCAGATATACAGCCATCATAAGAGTAATTTAATAAACCTTTTAAATAATTAGAATCAAGATTTTCTAAAAATTGTTCGGTTTCATCTTGTAAATTATAAAAAAATCTATCACAATTTTTTAAAGTGTGATTTAATCTAATAAATAAATAAAAGATGATTTGCTGTAAATACTTCATAATCTTAATAATTTAAAGTTTGTAAATATTGACTATATGAAGTAACTGCCTGGTTAATAGAATTACTTTGATTTAATAAATCTTTTTTTATGTTGTTAGCCATTGATAAACCGTGATAGGTTAATAAAGCTATACAAAATAAATAAATAGAAAAAAGTTTCATTTTTTTTAGTAAGAAGTTGAAAAAGTTTTCTTCTTATATTCCATATTAACGTATTTACTAATGTATCACAATAGTAATTATACTTATCTTTATATTTATTTAATATTTAACTAACTTATTAACAATTCCATTGATAAATCATTTATTAAATCACTAGCTAAACTTAAGTCTTTTATATTTTTATTTAACTTCATATCTTTAATTATTATATACTTATAAAAATTAAAATCTTTATTAATTAAATTATTATTATGGTCATAACATTTATATGTATAATTATTTGTCTGCCTGGTTAATAAATCATAAATAGTTTTATTACTCATATAGTCAGAATTTAAACCATCTTTTAAATTAGTTGCATAATGTGAGTAATATCTTTTATATCTTTTTTGATAAATTAAATTTTTTCCTAAATATTTAGTTTCATATTTATAATAATAAGTTTTATTTATTTCAAAACTTTTATTATTTTGTTTAAAAATTATTTTATATATGTTCATTTTAAACCTCTTTAAAAGATGGTGCAATTATTCCATAATTTCCCCAGTCACTATAAAAAGGATATATTTTGTTTTTTCTCATGTAGTCATCATCTATTTTTAATGTATAACCTCTAGCATCACCATTGAAAAAAACTGGTATATTTTGTGCTTTAAAATTTAAAATCTTATCAACTTTATTTAAAATATTATCAATTATTTTTTCCTGTTGTTTCTCATCTTCACAGCCATAATTACAAAATTGTATTGCTATTTGATGTGCTTTATTTTCAATAGTAAATAACTTTTTACATAGTTTAATTTCGTCAACTGAACTATCCAAGTTAAAAACTCTTTTTAAATCTTTGCCATGTTCAAATATATTTTTATACATGGTTTCTTTTTGTGTAGTGTTCATTTTATTTGATAAGAAGTTGAATAATAAAAAATCTTCTTATGTAGTCTATTGTAATACATAAGAAGATAAAAACAACCTATTTATTAAAATTAATGAAATTTATTTCTCATAACAGGCATTAATAGATATTTTAAAACTGGTGTAAATCCCTCTATAGATTCAAAAGGATTTTTAATATCCCAGTCAGCAGTTATTATGAATGGTGTTGTTGGTAGATTTCCCTTAAAAGTAACTACCTTATTACTACTTACTTTTTTAACCTGGTTACAAAAATCACTTAAATAACTAGCATTAAATGAAAATTCTTTCCCTATCTTTTCAAAATTTTTAAAAGAATCAGGAATAACCCTCTCAACATCGGGATAAGTTCCCTCTATTGATTGATAATGAATGGTAGATAAAAATACTTCATCATTCATGAATGTAATTAAATCATCAGTAATTAAAATCTTAGTGCAGTTTTTAATCTGACTTTTAAAAATCGAACCAGGGATAACAACATTTTTATCTAGTTTGAATCCTAATTCGTTATTAGGGAAAGTAAATGTAAATAACCTATGCCCATCTGTTGATTCAACAGTTATATTCTTTTTATCTACTTTTAAATGAATACCCATTAAAAGTAGTTTTGAATAATCCTTACTAACGAATTGACTAGCTATTCTTATGACTTCATAAGGTAGGCAACCGATTTTTGTTTCATCATCAAAAATTGCATATGGAGATGATACTTGTTTTGTAGTAACTGAAGTTGACATTTTTTTTATGGTAAGAAGTGAATACAAGTTCTTCTTAATGCGTATTGTAATAAACTAATAAAATAATTGCAAGTATATTTTGTCAATTAATTTATAAATTCTATAATTATATTTAAAATTACTTTTATCTAGTCTTATCAATTTTAATAAACAAGTTACAATAAAAAATAATTGCTCACTACTGAATGTAACTGTAATATCCTTATTACTACTGACTTTCAATAAACTTTTCATAATGAATGATAAATGGGTAATTTAAACGTACCAACAACCAGTATGAATGGCAATATGAATGTAAGAATTTTTTTATTTGCAAAATACATTTTCTCATGTAATATAGTAAGGAACTTAGATTTTTCTACTAACCAAAATGAAAATTACTGAAAATTCTCAAAGTCAATTCATTAATTATGTTTTAGACTTTTACGGTAAAGGTGGTATATATCCACTAGCCGATCCAATAATCAATAACAAGTTTGTTGAACGTGATGACGTATTAAAGGCTTTTGAAAAATACAAAACTCTTTTAGATGCTTCGATCCAATTAGAAAAAGAACTGAAAATTGAAAATCGTTATACCTGGGGTGATGGCGATAGCTTAGACAGGGAAAGAGTGAGAGATATTCTCTTACAAAATTACAGCTTTACCTGGACTAAATAAAATGAAAAATTACGATAAAGCATACCAGGAATACAAAAGTATTTCTGGTTTATCTGATAAAGATATGAACACTTGGATTAAAATTAATCCTTTTGTTAATGAATGGATAAACAATAGAGCAAAGGAGTTATCAAGATGACTAACGTAAATATCATTATGAATGTAGATAATGATGCTTTCATGCACGATAATCTAGGTTCTGAAATTGCAAGGATTTTAAGAAATTATGCAAATGCTATCGAACCTGTAGTCGATCCAGATACTACTTGGGAACTTGAAACAAAGTTGAGAGATATTAATGGCAAAACTATAGGAAAAGTTACTTTAACAACTGGTAGCTATGGATAGAAAAGAAGCAATAGATTTAGCTTTAAATTTATTTAGGCAAGATTTAGATAAAAATGATGTAGTAAATACATTAATGCGATCTAACATTCCAGAATCAACCGCATACCGTTATGCCAAAAAAGCATTAGATCAGTATGAATGGGAAGATGATAGTAATGGAGTCGAACCAAAAAGTTTAGAGCTAAATGCCTTACATACTATTTATAAAGCTATGAAATGGGCAGAAACAAACAATGAACCAGAATTGGCAGTTAAATATGCCAATTTATATATCACTAACAAAAAGAGGTTAAAAAAGTAATGGACTCATTTATGCAAAATCATCAATCAGCACTTGATAGTTTTATGGAAGATAAAGCTATCCAGGATTTAGAAGATGCGGGTATATATCCCGATCCAAAAGATTATCCAAATGTGTTTGAAAATTCAATTCTTATTGAAGATGATGAGTAACTTACAAAATACTGAGATTCTCGAAAGACTTTTTGAAGAAGCCTATGAAGAGATAAAAAATAATAATTATCTCGGATTTGATGAAGAAGGTATTATTTTTGCTGCACAATGTCAAGCACAACAAAAGTTTGAAGAACTACCCGAACCAGGAGATTATGATGACTAACAATCCAAAATTAAATAATCGTCAAAAACAACTATTAGTTGATTTAATTGATGGTTATTGTTACCCAAGAGAATTAGGTAACGATTATGAAAAATTTTTAGAAATAAGAAAAATCTTACAACCAGATAATTCTTGGATAGATAATTTTCAATGGGGTTATTATGAATTAAATAACAGCTAACTCTTTTATCTGTTCCTGGAACTTCATACAACGTTCCATAAAACATATTTCACTAGACCGTAGACTGAGACTATCGATTAGTTTTAGCTGCGGTTTTCCACTTCTTCTAGCAATACAAACTAAGGCTTGAGTACATTCAATACCCGTAAGTTTTCTTAATGCATAATTATACGCACCAAGTTGATGACAATAATTCAATAACATTTCATCACTTCTTACTTCCTTAGAAGTTTTCCAATCACATATTGTTAACTTTCCATCAATATCTATCAAGGCATCAGCAGTACCAGCAAATCCATAATCCTTATCATAAACACTAAATTCTATACTATGAATGGCCGTTACACGTTCCAATATGAATGATCGTAAACCTCTTGCGTAGCCTGACGCACTCCAGCTAACACGAGGTGCGGTTTCGGCTGCTTTTGATAATGCCCATTGC